GTCTTTGTGCAGGGTGATCCAGATGGTACAGACTTTGAGATGCGTAAGACTCAAGCCTTTGAGCGCAGTGGTCGCACTGTAGTGTACGCCGGTGCCTTGTTTGGTGACGACAGCGTAGTTCGTCCTCGCGGTAATCGTATTTCCGTGCCAGTGTCGAACGAGTCTATCGAAATCTGAGTACCAGGATAGTTTTATGAAAGGGGGAGTGGCACATGCTGCTCCCTCTTTTCATTTTAGAAAAAGCAAAATCTTAAACATGCCAGTAAAAATACCAACTGAACCTCATGAGGTAGTATACCGTGATAAGAACGGTAGGGAGTTTAGCATCGACAAATTAAGCGAAAGCGAACTCGCGGTAGCACTGTATGATATGTTGCAAAGAAAAGCTAGGCATAATCATAAAGTCAATAAGATGTTTGAAGTAGCTGACAAGCTCAGTCAAGTCGTTGTGGCTATCCACAAAGAACAAGCATCACGTAAAGCTCCTGTTACTTTGGAGCCTTACTATAAATTGCAATGTGCTGCAGACCAAGGCACATTGAGATGGGTGCAAACTCAAGCAAACATCGTAATAGAAGAAGATGAGTAACTAATTTAACGTAGTGAAATACGTTATATACCCACCTTCAGTATCTGTCCCGGAGTCTACACAGTATGAGCGCAAGACATTCAATGATGCATATGCTGCATTGCATAATGCTACGTTCCTATACATAGACTTAGAGACTACAGGTTTTGACTTTCTCAATGATGACATACTTACTGTGCAGATGGCGATTGATCATGTGCATCAGTATGTATTCATCTTGGGAGATGACCTCGATATACCTGACTTGATACCTATCCTAGAATCAGCATCTATGCTTGTAGGTCACAACATTAAGTTTGACCTCAAGTTCTTGCGTCGAGAGCCTTACAACTACTCAGCTAAAAAGGTGTTCGACACTATGATTGTAGAACAAATACTCGTTAACGGTACTAACCAACGCGCTTCTTTACTAGCTGTAGTTCAACGGTACTGTCAAGTAGATTTAGACAAGTCGGTACGCGCCTCCTTCAGCAATACAAATGAGAATGTTATGCTTACTGAGCGTCAGATTCTATATGCTCTCGACGATGTAGTATACCTACCAAGTATACTCACGACGCAAATAGAATCTCTTCAAGAGCATAAACTCATGAAGATTGCAGAACTAGAATGCAACGCAGTCTTAGCCTTTACTGAAATAGAATACAACGGTCTCAGCATAGATGTAGACCGATGGAAAAAGCAGGTAGAGAATCTTAAGATTGAAGCTGTACAGCTAGAGATTGATATGAACACTATCATTGACACGGATCCTATCTTCACTTCAGCACGGCATACAGCATATCAGACAGATATGTTCTTATCAGATGCTGTCGTCTCAGGTACACGCATCAACTGGGAATCTCCTAGGGAAGTACTCAAAGTATTTCAGTGTATCGATAAGAAGTTAGAATCATTTGGAGATAGCGAAATCATCAAGATGATGAACAAGACTAAGCTCGCTCCTATGATGAAGGAGTACCGAGAGAAGTCCAAGAAAGTGTCTTCCTTTGGAGATAAGTTCTTGTCTAACATGTGGAGCGACGGCAAGATTCATCCTCGATTTATTCAAATCAAAAGGACTGGTCGTGTCTCTTGCAAAGAACCTAACATGCAGCAGATACCTGCAGATAACAGTTACCGTAATTGTTTTATCACGACACCAGGCAATGTATTTGTATCAGCTGACTACTCCTCTCAGGAGTTGTGCATTATAGCACATGGTTCTAAAGACCCTGTGTTCAACAATGCTTTGCAGCAGAAACATGATCTACATTCTGTATGTGCAGAGCTAGTCTTTGGACAAGAATGGAAACATGCTGCTTTAGAAAACTGTGCTTACTATCAGAGTAAAAGAAAATGCAACTGCCCTGAACATAAGAAGCTACGTACTACAGTAAAGAGTATCAACTTTGGACTTGCTTATGGCATGGGACCTAAGAAGTTATCTGAAACTATGAGTATACCTATGAAGGATGCTTCGAGTTTGATAGATAAATACTTTCAAGCTTTCCCAGCTATCAAAAAGTTTTTAGATTCCCAATCCCGTTATGGCGTTCGTAACGGTTGCATCAAAACATTCGACCCTTGGGGACGTATCCGCTGGTTTGACGATTGGTCACCAGGATACATGGACATGTCCATCAAAGGAAGGATAGAAAGGATTTCAAAAAACACACCTATTCAAGGTACTGCAGCAGATATGACTAAGCATGCCTTAGTACTATGCCACAGCTATATCAGAGATAACAACTTCCCTGCTACTCTAGTCATGACTGTACACGATCAAATCGATACAGTATGCGCACAAGAAAATGCAGATGAGTGGGCCGCTATTCTGAAAAAACTAATGGAAGAAGCAGCAGAACACATCATGGGAAATGACCTACTCAAAGCAGAGGTCGAGATAACAGAAAAATGGAGCAAGTAATAACCCGAATAAGAGTACCCAATAAGGAGTACCACTTGATGAATCAGCAACAGCGTATTAATTACTGGGCTGACTATTTAAATCGATTAGCTAATTATATGGCTACTGAGGAGAGCCTATCTCCTCTACAAATTCAACGCATCTCTAACGAGGTTCAACACATAACCCAATACCTTAAAGTTTTAAGTAATGCCCCAGCACGTACCCATAAAAGCGGGAGTGACCTCTCGCCAAGCAATGTTTGATGTACCTGTACCTACAGCGACACGTACATATGGACCTATACCTAATGCAGACCTCTACAATTTTGTAGTTAGCCGCATCAAAGAGCAGAATCTATCTATCACCAATGAGTCCTTTGGCACAGATGCAGGCGGACAAGTGATGCTATGTAAGCTTCACATCTCTAGCAATGACTTGGAGATGGACCAAATGCTAGCCTTTTGGAATAGCTACAACAAGACTCGCGCAGTAACATTTACTACCGGTAGTGTAGTGCGCGTATGTTCCAATGGTATGATGTGGTCTGATGGAGATATCCAAAGGCACAGACACTATCGGGATCGTTGGCAGTCTATTCAAGACGACCTAGGTAAGGCTATCGATAAAATTGAGCCTAAGTTCAAGAAGTGTAAGGAGCTGCGTAAGGAATGGAAACGTGTGCCTATTGACTATACGAACACAGGTAAGCTTGCAGGACAGCTGTATTTCGACAATATCATTACGCCTCGTATGCTTAGTGATATCAAGAAAGAGACAACAGAGAGTGAGAACTTCTCATATATCAATTCCGACGGTGAGCTACGTGGCAACATGTGGCAGTTCTATAACAACTGCACTCAAGCGTTGAAGCGTAGCCGTGCCTCTACTTATGGTGATTACAATGATCGGTTGACCAAGCGATTGGCTCACATCACTGGTCATGCTGACATCGTAATGCAAGACTAAGATGGACATCCGCGAACTACACACAGTTCAAGCGGCATTGTATGAAGCCCAGCGTGTAAGTAAGGCATTGGCTATCAGTAGTCTAGATCTGTCTTCCTTCCGCTGGGCTATCATCAAAGGCCCCCATCCTAAAACTTCGAGCAACGAAATCTTCTACATTCTAGTAGACTTACGCACTCAATACACCGTATGCTATATCCGGGACTTGAATAAGCTTGAAGCTAAGTGCAAAAAACACAACGTAGATGTAAATAGAATAATCCTGCAGCTCGACAAATAATGGCTCACTCCTATCATCACAGTGAAAGTTCAGCACGGATTTTTGGTGGTAGCCCTAGTGACTACCTCCCCATTCATAATTGGTTAGATGCCAGCAAATCCACATATGCTGACCACAAACACCGCGCCCTCCGACATCACACACTTGGAGTCTTTTGGGCAGAAGAACAATTCGGTGTCACCATAACCAACAGTGACGGCAAGCAAGTTCCCGTTAGGACAATTGCCGAACAACACATCCGAGAAGACCTCGGACGTATACCTACAGTAAAAGACTGGCTCCAAAACATACCCAAAGAGTTCTGGATGACCGGACGTAAACTCCCTCAAGATGCCTACAGCTGATATACTTCCCAAAAACCTCAACACTATCATCAATACGTGCTATGAGCAGTCTCGCATTTCCCCTACTCACTTTCCTGTCATTCACATTCGCTACTATGGAAGTGGTGATTCAGGGGGAATAGAATCAGTTATGTTTCTCACTCCCGAAGGAGCAGCACTAGCACACAGGAATGAGATTCCTCCAGTATTTCCTAAAGAGGATATGAAGAAATACTACGCTACTACTACGCATACTTATGCTATTAGTTCAGAAGAATATAGAACCTCCGTTGTTCCTTTAGAGGCAGATCTCAGTAATAGTCAAACGATACACGAGTGGTACGAAATAGAGAGGTGGATGTACACAAGATTTGGTCTTTGTGAGATTAATGATGGCTGCATGGCTAACATGTTTGTAGCGCAGCCTATAGGTGCTATTTGGGGTACACGTACTGATTTCGTGACCGAAGAGCACGTTACAGAGTTTAAATATGAAAATTGATTTAAACAAACTTGCACGACAAAAGCAAGTCATTAAAAGATGGACTGATTCAGGTAGACGTGGTACACTAGAAGCTGTTACAGGTTTTGGAAAGACATATGTATCTCTTTTGATACTGAAAGACCTTCAAGACAATAAGCCGGATGGTACTGCTCTAGTAATTGTGCCTACTACTAATCTAAAAGGACAGTGGGAGGCTGGATGTCGTAAGCTAGGAATTACCAACACTACAGTGCTTGTGATCAACACTGCTGTGAAGACAAATCATAAGTGTGATTTGCTTGTACTTGATGAGATTCACAACTATACTTCGAAGATCTTTGGCACCATCTTCGAAATTGTAGAATACAGTTACATCCTTGGATTGACTGCTACTCTTGACACCGAAGACCCGCGTTTCTATCTCATTGATGCATACGCACCTGTCATAGACCGAGTAACTCTGAAAGAAGCTGTCGATAACGGATACGTATCGAAGTTTCTGATACTGAACCTTGGTATACGAATGAATCCAGAAGAAGCAGAAACATACAAGAATATAGTCGACGTCTACTACAAACACTTTGCACTATTCAACAACCGCTACAGCATCGCTATGAGTTGTGGCAACAACCGTCAATACTTGCAGGCGTACACCCAACAGCTTAATGGGTGGACTGAGCAAGAGGTGTTGAACAAGGCACGTGCTTGGAGAAAAGCTATGCAATCTCGCATGACTTTTATCTATAACTCTGTAAGCAAGCAAGATGCTGCTAAGGTGCTTATAGACATGTATGACGTTCCAACTATCACATTCAGCCAAAGTGTAAAGTTTGCATCAGAATTAGATAAGAAAACACAGCCTTGGAGCAAGGCATTCCACAGCAAAATCAACAAGGGTATGCGTAAACAGATTCTTGAAGATTTCGCCGACCCTAAAACAGACACTCACATCATACACACTGCGAGAGCTTTGGATGAGGGTTTCGATGTGGAAGGACTTGAATTAGCGATAATTTGCTCAGGTTCTGGAACTCCAAGACAGGATCTTCAACGTACAGGCCGTGCTATTCGTTGGAAAGAAGGAAAGCTCGGTGTTGTAATAAACCTTTATCTAAAAGATACCCAAGATGAAACATGGCTCAGAAAGAGGCAAGCCAAGAGTACAGGAGTGCAGTACGTCAACTCCTATCAAGAGATATCACATCTCATCGGAAACTCTTTATTCCGAAATCCTCATGTTAATCACGAATGATATATGTGAGGTCACTGATTCTACTTGGAGATTTCAATTGAAACTCCAGGACGAATACAAAACAATAGCTACGTTGGAAGAGGTAGAAAGCGTAGTCCAGGAAGTCTTAGTTAACATGCAAATAGAACAGGTAAGTAATGGTGTTCGCTCTTGATAAATATGTAGATGTGCTAGTGAGTTTAGGTATTAACCCTACTCAGCTATTCTTTTGTCAAATTATTTATGAGCGAAGACATGACCTGCTGTACAAAATTGCTCAAGAAGGTTTCTCTTTCCCTAGGGAATACTTAGACCAGCTTGAACTTATAGGACTTATAGTCAATACTAACCCCTCAGGTGACAACACCTTTGCAGATTACTACGAAGTAACAGATAAGTTTGTGAGTGAGTTCTATACTGCTACTAAGCAAGATGGTGAGGAGTTCTGGAAGAAATATCCGGCATACCTAAACATCTCAGGCAAGAGCATTCCTGCTAAGGGTGTCAATAAAGAAGAGATGATCCGGTGGTATCACCAGAACATCGGTACAGTTCATAACCATAATGAAGTTATGACTGCTTTGGAATACGCTGTAAACAAGAAGCTCATCAACCAACGCATAGACAAGTGGTTGGAGTCAGAAGCCTTTGTAGATATATGGGAAATGATGAAAGACGATACGTCTGAGTCGTTGCCTCATGAACGTATCATATGAGGAGCGATTCTAGTTTGCTAGAAATAACTAGCATGGGGTCGGCCTTAGAAAAGGCGGAGAACAGTATCAAATCATATTTAAATGGTACTGTACCTGTTCTCAAAACTAGGTGGAAAAAAGTAAACAAGTCTCTCCTTGGAGGATTTCAATTTGGCATGCTCTACGTAATAGCGGGAGCATCAGGTCATGGTAAGAGTATGTTCCTTAACAACCTTATCCGAGACTTTACTTCACCTGTTATTAATCCAAACGATCCAGTCAAAGTTCTGCACTTTACTTTTGAGATGAGTGCAGAGATGGAAATCCTACGTAGGGTTTCTGCTTTGAGTAAGGTTGGATTAGATAAGATGTTGCAAGCAGACGAGTCTCTTACAGACATCGAACAAGCCGTTGTTCGAGACAAGTTGAGACAAATTGATGAGCCTAATATCTACTTTGTAGAAAGACCAGGCAATCGCATGCAAATCTTTGACGCGATAATGAACTTCTTAGACGCTAATAAGGGCAGTAGAGTAGTGGTCTGTTTAGACCATACTCTGCTTGTTAGTCCTATGGCTGGCGAGAATGAAATTCAAAGTCTTGCTGAGTTAGGCAAGATGTTTATTCAAATGCGTAAAGAATATGGCATTATGGTCATCTTGCTTTCTCAACTTAATGATAAGATTGAGGGTGAGCACAGACGTAATCCAGATTCACCTGCTCTTCACTATCCAATGAAGACAGACATACATGGTAGCAAGCAGCTCTACCATGCAGCAGATGTGGTCATGGTACTTCACCAACCACAACTACTAGGACTAGTCCACTATGGTAGAAACAACTTGCCTACTGCTGATTTAGTAGCCTTGCACTGCCTCAAGAACAGGCATGGTCAAGCAAGTATTGTTTTGCTCAAAAACAAATTAAGACATGGAACATTCGAAGATTGGGGTGACAGTACCTCAGGTAGTCAAAGTTCGCGTCCCCAGTACGGTTGAACAAGTTGAGGCACAATTTGGCGACATCTACATCCATTGCTTTACATGGAATACTAAACCTAATGCGCACTTGTCTGAGTGCACGTACAAAGCAAATGTAATTCTGCCAAACGCACATCTTACATACTGGAGCAACACCGATGATCTTGAGTTTACTCGTCATGCTGTATTTACACTTAACGAGGAGATGAAACGTGTCATAGATGTTGACCAAAAAGATTACTTACGTAAACGTATCTTGACCAGTCTTAGAATGAACTTGGCAAACGTAGAAGCATATTGTAAAGAATCATGAAAGTAGAACCTAAAATAACTGAAGCAGCACAAAGCCCACACAGGTTATTCCTGTATGGCAAGCCTAAGACAGGCAAAACAACGAGTGTCTCTAAACTACCTAGACATCTCATCATTGACACTGAAGTAAAAGGTGAGTATGATGGAGAATTAAAAGGTGGCACGAGCTATTGTGAAGGAGCATACAGTATTGTAGTTGATGGATTACCACGACTACGCGCTACTATGGAGTATGCTAAAGAACACCAAAGTGAAATTGACTTTGTTGTGTTAGATACAATAGACCACATTGAGCAATGGGTGACTGACGATATATGCAATAGCCATAAAGTCAAACACATTGGAGACTTACCTCATGGTAAGGGTTGGTCAATGATGAAGACTAAGGTGATGCAAATCATTGAAGCCTTTGCTCGTATCAGCAAGCACCTCATCGTAATTGGTCATCAAAAAGATGGTCATGGTGAGGGAGAGATTCAGGTCGATCAGATCAATCTCACTGGCAAGCTCAAGACTCAAATGTGTTCAGTAATGGACGGCATCGGTAGAGTATATCGTGATGGGGATACCCTCATGGTAGACTTCCGAGGTGGCACAAACACCGATGCTGGAACTCGCTTACCTGCCTTAGCAGGAAAGTTTTGCCCCCTTGAATGGTCAACTATTTACCCAGATATGATTAAGTAATGTACGGATTCGACGAAAAAACACCAGAAGCAGGAGGCAGCAATAGACTGCCCGCAGGTATCAATGAGAATGTCTTTTTAAGGGATATTTTGTTTGAGCCTTTGAAGCCCGAAAGCAATGACAATGTCATTCAGTTCTTATTCAGTGACGCCAATGGCGCTTCGTTTAAGCATCTTGAATGGCCTCTTGACTACGATAAGCTTGTGACATTAGCCAAGGGTTGGAACAAACCGCAAACAGAAGCTGAGAAGTGGGCTAAGGAGCAGTTCCAAGAACAAGGTCAACGTGTGCAGCACATCTTGGCATCGTTTATTCCTAAAGACAAGTGTGTCTTCAAAGCCAACAGCTTTGAGGAGTTTGCAGAAGGCATCATCAAGTTGCTGGGTAATCAGCATACAGACAAAGCTGTGCGCTTGAAGATTGTGTACAAGAAGAACAGCCAGTATACTTCTTTTCCTAAGAAGGCATACAAAGCATTCATCCAACCTATGTCTGAGCCTAACCGCTTGCGCATTGATCCCAAGTACGATATTGTAGATGCTCCTGAGCCTGACCAGGATGACTCATTTACACCTAGTACGGAACCTGCTGGAGAAGTATCCGGTAAGTCCTGGTGATGTATGAACTTGCACCAGATATTACAAGAGAGTATATCCTTAATAAGCTTTCTCAAGAGCAGATTATGGAGCGCTATCTTGGGTGCAAGATTCATTTGAAGAAAAGGTTTTGCTCTCCTTTGCGTGAAGACACCAACCCTAGTTGTGGTTTCTTTTACAATAAGGAGGGCGACCTGCTCTTCAATGATTTTGCAGGGTTCTTTACTGGTGGCTGCTTCAAGGTTGTTATGCATATGCACAACTGCAGCTTTAGAGAAGCCCTGAATCTCATCGCCGAAGACTTTGGATTACTTACTGGCAATCCTGTGCCTAAAGAAGAACATGAGAAAGTGGTAGGTGGTAAGTCTCATACATTGATTGAAGTCAAAAGACGACAATGGGCCGAACGCGATAGAAAGTACTGGACACAGTTTGGCATATCAAAAGCTACTCTAGAACTATTTCATGTATCTGCAGTAAGTATAGTCTGGGTCAACGGTAAGATTGTTTACAGCGATAAGACTGCCGACCCAGCTTATGCTTACAACTTTGGTGGGGGCAACTACAAAATCTATTTTCCATTAAGGAGCATCAATAGATTTATGTGCAACTGCCAAGTAATACAGGGCAGCCATATATTCAGAGACTATAGTAAAGGAGTGGTACTCACCAAGAGCTTGAAAGATGTAATGGTCTTTCATGAACTAGGCATTACTGCTGTAGCTCCTCAGTCAGAAACTGTTTACCCTGACTCAGGATACATGAAGGAGTTAATATCTATGACTCCTCACATAGTAACAGTCTATGACTTTGATAGAGCTGGCGTTACAATGGCTAACTACATACGTAAGCAATATGACATTCCTGCATTGTTCTTCACCAACGGTCGTTTTGGAACTGAGAATTTTGGGGGAAAGGATATCAGTGATGTAATTAAATACCAGGGTAAAGCTTGGGTAAGCGAAGTAGTATCTTCGGTATATGCCAACTATTGCAACGATAACAATACCTCAGTTCATCACTCATGTGAAGATGAGCAACTCTCGCAGGCCTAAGTACTACACAACTAAAGACAAGATTCCTAAGAAATATCATGGGTACGAGTTTGATCACAAAGGAAGACTCGTAACGCCTGACGGCACTCCAATCATGAGGAATGCTCGAACAGTCAATACTCCTAGGGTGAAAAAAATTAATGGTCAAGAGTTCTACTCTGGCATTACACGTCCAATTCTTAGAGTCAAGATTGTAAATGGTATTAAGGACAGCTTTCGTCCTTACCTAAAAGAGATGCCTAAAATAAAATCCTTTCCTATCAAAATCCACTGCGAGTTTCATGACATACCTGGAAGAGCAGATTGGGATTTAGATAACAAATGGATTTACTGCAAAGTGTTTCAAGACTTACTAGTCCAAGAAGGTAAGTTGCCTGACGACAACATAAAGTTTGTCAGCCAAGCTGCAGCCATGGAATATTACCCCGTTGAAAATGAAGAAGATAGAAAGTTGGTTTTCCACATAATGAGTGACAATAGAACCCACCATAGTTTTTATACATGATTAATGTAACAGCACGAATTAAACAAGGACATTTAGAAGTCCACCAAGAAGCAGAGTGGGCAGAAGAGCTAAACAAACTCAACGGTCGCACTGTCGAGATACTGGTAAGACCTATTAACTTACGCAGCCAAAAGCAAAACAGATACTACTGGGGTACTCTTATCTATATGGTTTGGAGTGACTTAGTGAGTAAAGGCTGGAAAGCAGATGATTTAGACCTTGTGGACTACCAAGGGTCTCTAACTAAGAATCATGTACATGAGTACATGCGATACAAGTTCTTAGAAGCTGACGTATTTAACGCAGTAACAGAAGAGGTAAAAGGAACAGAATTCCGTTCTACCAAAGGATTGTCTACTACAGAGTTTATGACCTACGTAGAAGACATTAGACAGTGGGCAGTAACAGATCTGGATTTAGATATTCCAGACCCAAATGAAATAGCATGAGTAAAATAAAGAATTTCTTTCACGATCAAATCTCTGACCAGCAGCAGCCTGACACAGAGTATGGAGTAACTAGTATGCTGACTATTCAGCGACTCACAGAGGAGTATACGGAAGGGAAGATAAATGCCCAAGCGTATATACTAGGTGTAATTCTTGAGGTAAAAAACTTTGAGAATATGCATACTCCTACAAAGCCATGACAAGGGATGAAGCCTTTGCGGAGTTAAAAATAGACGCTCCTTTTCAGCAGGGTTCTCTTTACGGTTATCACTCTGGTCCCTCTGTTTGGGAGTGTCGCCCTACTACTAAATGGAGGCTCGGCATTGAAGCAGAGAAAGAAGACTCCAAGGGTCAGCATGTATGCATGCTGTACCAAGGCTATGGAGATTCGTACCTACCACACTCGTGGAGGGCTGAACGAGATGGGTCTTTATACAATTATGGATTTGAGCTAGTAAGCCCTATCTATGATTTGTTTGGCGCTGACCTACTGAACCATATATACGACCCTGTTTTAGGATTCTTGCTGAACTCTGATACAAGTGTGCGTTGTGGTGGTCACATGACTATATCCAAACGAGACCATTCTGGTTTACAGGTGTTTCAATTAATTGAACCTTTTGTTCCGTTGCTCTATGCTCTCTTTCCTAAAAGAGCTAAGGTTCGCGGGTATGCAGCCTTTGTAGATCAAGACATGCTCAAGGATAGTAAGTACTGTGCATTTCATATTATGTCAGACAAAGTAGAGCTTAGACTCTTCTCAGGAATTAAGTCTCCAAAGCAATTGTCTTGGAGGATTAATCTATTGAGGATTATGACACTAATATGTAATGAGTTCACGATTCATGAACGCGAACTTAGTGCAGACAAAATCTATAGCATGTTGCTCGATCAGACTTCTGATTTGCACAGACATCTAGCCAAAGTCTATACTAAAAAGTTAGGCGAGAAGATTATGCTAACCCATGCTTATACCAAAGCATACAAGAAAGAAGGAGTATTCACTTTTACTGAATATTCAAAAATCAAAACGAAGGTGCCAAAGGGTGTCTTCGATGGGAGAGTACCTGTACTTCCCGCAAAGTCCGTAAGTAATTCTAACAAACAACAATTGTCACTAGATGTGTGTGATTATATCGAAGAGAGTCCCAGGGAAGCTTGACTCTGACATTGCTGCTAAGAGTATTTTGCTGAACCCTCACGGGTTTGGCATACTCTTGACAGATACTGGAGAAGTCTACAAAACAATGAACCCAGAAGAAGCCTATGATTGGCTTCAGACTGAGAGACCTTATGTCTTCCATGCTAGACTCGCAACTGTTGGTCCAGTCACCATGGACAATGCTCAACCGATTAAAATCAATGAGAGGTCTTGGTTGTTCCATAATGGAACAGTCCAAACTCCTCGTAGTTGGGATAATTCTATGAGTGACAGCAGGTTCGTTGCCGAAACGTTGCGTACTATTTCAGGCCATAGCTGGAGAAACATATTAAGTCTTACGGATTCTCGCTTCTTGTATTCATTAAGTACTAAGGAAGGAGTTCGTACTAGTGTAACAGGTCACTGGTTTAAGCGCGATAATATTTTCTTTAGCAAAGAGAATGTACTTAAAGGCGAGCTTGTAGCTGTGTATGGCACACTGAGACGTGGATATGGTAACAACCATTACCTCAACAATGCTCAGTATCTAGGCACTGGTAAGACCAAAGACAAACTCAGAATGATCTGTGAAGGCATTCCATTTGTTTTGTCTGGAGACCATGAAGAGGGCGATCACCTTAAGGTAGAAGTTTATCTTGTTCCTAAGGATAGTATGCCTAACATAGATAGGCTAGAAAGCCATCCCGAATGGTATCAGCGCAAGAAAACTACTGTTTACTTAGACGGTAGTATACCTGTAGAACCTTGGTTGTATTTCAATGACCAGCATAGTACTGAGAACAAATCATACTACAATGATTTTGCAGACTACAAACATCCAGAGCCAACGCTGTTTAACGACAATTTTATGTTTGATGAACACGAAAACAAATACTTCGACCTCAACGCAGGCGAGTATGTAGATGACTCTCAAATCAAATTGTTTTGAGTAAGAAGAAGGGAAGAGCCCAAGTATTTCTCGTTACCTACAAAGCTGTCTTTATAGGTAGCGATACTTGGCATGGCACCGTTAGTGTAAGCGGCACTGATGTGGAAAGTCCTGGATCTATAGAGAAGAAAGCTAGAAATCAAATTCACTCTATCTTGAGGAACAGATTCAAACTGACTGTAGACGAAATGCCCGAAGGTACATATCTTAAAACCTCTGACAGAATTACTGTAGAGTTAGAAAACGGAACATATGATCCAGCAGAATCAGAAGATTAATGGACTATTTTGATATACCAGCTATCAGCAACAGCTCTCTGAACTACATCGACCCGAATTCGGGAGGTAGCCCTAAGATGTTCAAGATGTACATGGATGGAAATCTAGAAGGTTACAGCTCTTCTGGATTCGAATTAGGTACTCTTGTTCATCAGCTCATCTTAGAGCCTGAAACTATCGACATGGAACCTGCAAATGTTCCAGGCCCGAAAGTGAAGGAGCTTATAGATAAGTTCATGGGCATGCTTAGTGTGGACCATGCGGGGTTAGAGAGGGAGTATTTGCTAGAAGATTTCTTCCACGAGTACAATGTAGAAGACTTGCTTATAGATTTCTATAAAAGTCGTTCTCTCGAAAGCAAAATTAATACTCTGCTCAAAGAGGGGTCGTCGTACTGGTCCGACTTGTGTATGCTGAAAGACAAGACCTTGGTTAGTCCTGAGGTATTTCATCAAGTCCACAATTGCTATGATGGTATTCAATCTAATGACCTTGCTAACTTCTTACTCCTTGGAGGAGAAGATAGCGAGTTTACAGAGGCTCGTAATGAGATTGAAATCACCTGGAAAGAAGAATGGCATGTCGGATTAGATGAACCCCCAGTGCCTTTGAACATGAAGTCTAAGGTTGACAGGATACTTATCAATGACAATGATAAGTCTATTACTCTAGTAGATTTAAAGACTACTCGTACTCCGCTAGGTAGGTTCCAAGAAACTCTTGAAAAATACAACTACCACAGGCAAATGGCTTTTTACCAATTTGCTTTGTCAAATGCTTTTCCTGGATATACTTTGAAGAATGTATACATCGTTGCTGTACAGACTAATAAGCAATATCCTTGTGAGGTCTTTCATATTCATGACAGCTATTTAGAACTAGGCTGGCATCAAGCATGTCAGTTGATTAACAGAATATGCTTGCATACCCAATCAGGCAATTGGTCAAGAAGCCAAGAGAGTCTTTTAGGTGGTGCTATAGAATTAGCTTTTGAAGATGAGTGATACATATGAGCATATAGTCGGTCCTGGTTGGTCGGAACATCTTAATACAGAGTTCCAATCGGCATACATGAATAAGCTCCGAGATAAAATTGATATCTGCTACACCTTCAGTACAGTTTTTCCTGAGCAAAAAAACATCTTTAGGGCTTATCGCAAAACTGATTTCGATAAAGTCAAAGTCTTGATCCTAGGACAAGACCCTTATCATGATGGGGCAGCAACAGGTTTAGCGTTTGATGTAGGCGACAACACGAAGATAAATCCTTCTTTACGCAACATAAAGCAGGAGGTATACAGTAGTGTAGGAGCCGAAATATCCGGCGGTAATTTAGAACCATGGGCTGACCAAGGAGTATTCCTATTGAATACTATACTAACAGTAGACAAAGGTTCTCCTAAGTCACATGATGGTTATGGATGGGAAAAATTCATCGCAGCTACGTTAAGCGCATTGAGTTTTAGAAAGGCAGAGTTACCTCTAGTAGTTATGCTCTGGGGTAAGGCTTCTCAAGTGTATGAGAAGTTTTTTACAATGCCTCACCATCTAGTACTCAAAGCACCTCACCCTGATGCTGAAGCATATGCTGGTGGTAAGGCTGGTTACTTTGGATGTGATCATTTTAAAAAAGCTAATGATTGGCTTTCTAAACATGATGCGACTACCATAGATTGGTAATCGGGTAGGCTGAGTGGTGGAATAGGTAGACACGACAGACTTAAAATCTGTTGAGCCGAATGGTTCGTGCGGGTTCGAGTCCCGCCTCAGCTACAATACATAAGACAATGAGAATATTAGTTACGTTAATTTTTTTAATACTACTGTCGTCATGCTCACTACAGCACATAAATAGACAGCCATGTCCTGCGTATGTAGAAAACGCAATTCCCGCAGGTACATATGATTACAGCGGTCCGTATGAATGTGGGGTTTGGTATGAAAACAAATACTGCTGGATATGGTCATCTACAAGCAAAGAAGATGCACTAGAACTCTGGACGCGCATTACCGGTAGACCTATGTACTTTGAAATACAAGGCGGATTTCGGTATACTGTAAAAGCCCAAGACGGATATAACTATTACTTTTGGCGTTTTGACTCTAGTGAATACATAGTTACCGCAGAGCGTCCTCGTAAAGATTGGGATAGAATACCACTATGAGTTTCAACAGACTTTTAACTTACACTTGCTTAGCTCTGATAGCGCTGATGCTTTTTGGCGGACTAATCTCATGTGAATGCATAGATCAGAAGTATCGCACAGCCCCTTGCGATATCTACAATATCGTCAATGACTCCACTCTAGAATTCGTAGAGCAGAGATGGGTACAAGAGAATTGTGGGTGTGACGATTTACTAGAGAGGTTTGAACTTATGTCTCAAGATCCGTCTACATGCATTGTCTGTGAACACCCCTATGAGAAATGCCCTGCATACTCAAGCTGTAATTAAACGTTGGTACATAAAAACGAAAAGCCCCCGAACGTTTCCGAGGGCTCTCCTAACCAAAATTCTGCGCACTTGCCGGCGCGTTGTTAAGGTACTACTATAAATAAAAAAAGAGCCATAATTAGCTCTCTTTTTAATGCGCTTGTAGCTCAGTGGTTAGAGCATCCGACTCATAATCGGCAGGTCGTAGGTTCAAGTCCTACCAGGCGCACTCAATCTTCAGGTGTCTTACGACGATCAGGAATAATAGCACTGATCAATATATCGAAATACCCAAATATCTGATTGTCTTTCTCCGTTGGAGTCAGGTTTACGATGATCTTCAAAAATGCCAACAGACCAATGATCAGCTCTGCAAGGTTTTCAGTGATAAAATCTAACATGGTGTAAATGTAAGGGATTAAAATTAACGGCCCTGCCCACGGTACTGCTTCTGGTAGTTCTTACTACTCTTGTTAGAACTGTGTTTAGTCTTGGCAGTAATTCCTGGACGCTTGCTGCGCGAAGGCTGATAGGTTGAGGTTTGGTTCTTCATATAATGTTTTTTTTTACTTTGGCTGTATCGTGGTGTTGTATTCCATCCGTTGTATGGCGTTGCCCATAGGGACAAGCTTTCCTCCATGATGCAACATACGTGACCTTCCTGCATACACACCTGTAGGAATAGTTGTGTCTCCTCCCATGGTCTGCATAGTCGCCTCTGCAAACTTAAACAAGTCTGCTAAGGTTTCCGTAGTAGGCATTCCTTTTGTGATTTCCTGATAGCTTCTAGGGTTGTAGAAATAACTAAGGTCATTTTTTAATCTGCCAGCAATGTTCATCAAGAATATCAGCATGCCCTTTGCATCTTCATCATCTTCATCATCTAGAGCGATTTTGAAGAAGCTAGCCATCATTGCTAAAGACACATACTGATACAACTTAGCGTAAGCCTTACGAGCATTCTCCTCAGTTACAGGGTTAGAAAAATCTAACTCTGCATGCCTACGATATATAGGGATTAGCATCTTAGGAAGCTGTGCAAACCACGCACTTTTCTCTCCCCATATAGCTGGTATCATACCCTGCACTTCTCGCTCTAAATGCAGATCATAGATTTTACTTTGTGTTTCTTGAGCAAAACCTTCTGGCACCCAACTCTTAAATTGCATTAGAGCTGGTCCTAACATGGTTTGTTTCAAGGCAATAGGACTTTGGGGGTCGTAGTTACCATGAATAGACATATTGATTTGGTTGATTTTATTAGTCAACTTAGTCCAGTTCTTTTCTCCAGGCTTAAATCCTTCTGCTTGAATGATACCCTTATCATCCATCAACTCCCAAGCATTACTATCTCCAATCTTAGCACCTAGCAAAGCTGCTACGGTAGCATGACCATAGGTGAAATACTCTGAGCTACGTTGCAATTCATATACGCCAAAGGCTTTAACAATCTGATCAAACGTAGTCTCATCATCGAGCGGATCATATCGAACCTCAGTAAAGTCTTTCAAGACGTCTAGACGCAGCATCATATTCTGAATCTTCTTTGATGTTTCTGTTTCTGTTAAGCCAGACCTAAGTGTCGCTGTATGCAAAGACATATGTAGCATCGTTCTAAACGCTTTATCTGCATCACGCTCATCAAAGTCTGTCCTTCTAGCAGCGTGTTGATACACAGCCATTGAACCAAAGATGTAGTTAGTGAATGCAGCCGGTACGTTCCAGCCCATACCACGAGCTTGAGTAAACTTAGTCAAACCCCTGAGAACCTTTCCTAAATCTACTCGACTTCCTAGAGCTTCGATTTTCTCTTGTACAGGGTTTACGATTTCTGCATGCTGATCTTCAGTCAACGTACCCTTCTCTAATCTTTCATCAGCTTCTGCGATGATATCCTTGAGTGCTTTTTCTTTCTGCTTTTCTTCCATAGTACGTGCTCGCTTTGCACCTACTAAGTACTTTTCATTCATCATTTTAGATTGACCATAGAACTCTCTAATGCTTGCACTAGCAGCTTTAGTAATGTTCTGTCTGGCATCTCCACTCTCGCGTACATAAGCTAAGCCTGTAAGCTTATTCACCATCTTCTCGCCCTTGCCGTTTGTAACAGCTACTCCAATGTTATTGAGAGTTGTTTCAGTAATCCTTACAATGTCCTCTACTTCATTTTTAGCCTTATAAGTAGTTGCCATCATGGTAAACTTCTTATACACCTTGTCCATGTTAAACTCCTGTTCTTTCAAATCGCTAAACTGCTTCATGAAATGAACAGGTAATTCTCTTCGGAACTCTCCCGTTACAGGGTCAATCATCCGTGACTCTAACTCTTCATCTGTACTTACAATGCTCTGCACAAAGCGGTTGTGCTGCTTGAGTATTACCGTTTTAGGAGTGATGATATCCATAGTCATCTTCTTCCGTATTGCAGGTAAGAACAATCCTTGCTCTACAGCATGAATGTTTTCTGCATAGGTATCTAACGGTAGGCTTGCCATCAATTCTTTAAACTGTGAGCGTAAGAAATTGTAGTACGCCAATGCATCGTCTTCTCTTTGTAGCTCCTCAAATCTTTCGTCTAGGAATCCTGTTTCTTTACCCGTCACTTTAGGTAAAGGCATGTGATACAAGAATTGATTCTTAGCGTTTTTAGGACGCATAGCTTTGCCACTGTAATATTTATAGTGAGCAGCGGGACTATTCAAGTTTACCCAAGCAATCTTTTGAGCTTTACGGCTAGCCTCAAATCCTTCTCCTGTGGTATTCATGTCGATGACATCGAACGCTGCCACCTTCGCATCAGCATAACGATCCATCAACCTGTCTTGTCTAGCTAAAAGCTCCCTAGTCCCGACCTTGCCAAACCTCTTCTCTAGCTGAAGAATGTATGCCGGGTCGTCTTTGCGCGTAACGTCCCGTACATCTAAGTTGTACAAACGCTCCACATCAACACGATCAGTATTCTCGGTAAGCCAGGCATAGTAGTTTTTCCATCCAGCCTCATTGTTTTCAGAAAGAGCCACTGTTCTACGCTTATGTTCCTCAAGACTCCACTTGCCACTAACGGGGCTGATAATTTTTGGAGTAGGTTTCCCATCAGCGTCTAGCTCTACTAAACCATTCCACCCATGCTTTTTATAGTAAGCAGTTTCCTTAAAGGCTGCACTTAAAGTATCATACGCTTCAACACGAATAGTGTAATCAGTCTTCTGCGCGTCATACGCCACCTTCAGAACATCGTCTAAGAAAGAAAGCTCTATCCTTCCCTGACGACCAGCAGACATCAAGTTTGCCCTAAGAAAATTGATAGACTCCATAGTCTCAAAGCTGTCATCAGTTATCTCACTCTCTGTAGGACTACCTACATATAACTTCTTAGCATACTTGCGCAAGGCTTCCCGAAGGATATCCAAGTAGTCATCTTGCATAGCATTAGCACGACCCACCAACTCCCTAACTTTCTCTCTGCTCTCACGGCTCAACTTGACCTGCTTAGCAAACCGACTGTAGAACGCAAGAGCAGTCTGAGCACTAAGGATACTAGTCATGTATGCCTTGTTAGGCATCTTGCCTGCCATACGATACATGATCTTATCGATGTCATCAAGCTCTCGCTCAACCATCATCAGTACAGACTTTGCGCTTACACTATCATCACTCAGTGCTTCAATGTCTGCTTTCTCTTGTGCTATCCTTCTGTCTATACTTTTCAGAGCACTGTTGTTGCCTGCAAACTTTGCCCGTACAGCCTTAAACTCTTCTATACGAATCTTCTTATAGGCAATCATAGAATCCACATTACGCACATCTCCTTCTTTCCTAGGAGCAGCCATCCTGTTCTTTGACTTAGAAGAACTCTTCTCAGCATTGATAAATGGTACCGACGTTCCTAAATTTCTTGCTCGCTTGCTTATTACAGAGGCTCCTATAGAAGAGATTTCTGTAGCAACATTAGAACCGAAAGTGATATTCATTGCCTCCAACATATCTGCTGCAAGCTGTAAAATTTTAGACCAGGCACTTGTACCTCTGGCTTTATTCAATCTAAAGCCTACTTCACTATTTACTTTTGATAGTTGCTCAGCAAACCGAACGTTACTCATCGTTTCAGATAACAATTCTTTTATATCTGTCAAGCCATAGAACTTGTCTTGGTTTTCTTTCTGATTAAAGAATTCGTAGTCACTTAGGGCAGCTGCATCAAAATCAGAAATATTTTTATTTCGAAATTGTATAGCTCGGAATACTTTAGTTCCTCTTAAAAACTTTTGGTATTCACTGAACTTCAATCCCATTGCTGCAAGACCTTCATCACTTGTCAGCTTTCTACGCAACGCTTCTAGCTGCTGCATCTGCTCTTTAACACGTGGATCTTTACTGGTTACTGCCCAAACAGTATACGCATGGACAAGCTCGTGAGTGAACTCTGCATCTGTTATGTCTGCACGAGCACTAATTGTATGTGTCCCTGCATTGTATGATGATACCTTATCCATATCAGACACCAGACGTATGCGCACTTGCTTTTCTTTTGGAATCATAGACTCCATCAGCATAATCTTTTCTAATACTGCATTTAGCTTA